AGGTTTTCGTCAACAGCTTTGATGATTGAAACGGTGTGCAGTTTCTCAAACTCAATGAGGCTTGCTACCGATAGGGCGATTTCATGTTCGCTCCCATCGACCAGCACAGTGGCGATGTGGAGTTCAAACATTAGACGATTGGAGCTGTGTAAAGGCCACCAGTGAAGGTGATTGCACCAACAGTGGCAAGGTCGCCCACGGCACCAACCACTGGTCGGTACTCTGACATTAGGCAATTGGTAATCGTGAGATTTGGATTTAATGCACCAACGACTGCTGAGTCGTGACGTACAACAACTGTGGTCTGGACACCAACAAGGGCTGTCAAAGTTGCGTGAACTTTTGAAGCTGCAAAGTCTTGGTTGAACGAGATGGTCACAGAGTTATTCTGCAAACCACCCACGAACTGATGCCCGTTGACAGATGTTGTTGACATGGCAGTTGACTCAACTGAGTCCACAGCCTGTACAAAATCCACGTTTGTGACGTATGCGGTCAGGTCAATTGAGTTGACGCTTACTTGTACGTCTTTGTTTACGAAAATAGCCATGACTATTCTGCCTCTGCTTTCTTGGTTGTTTGTTTGTATTCGATATGACCCGCACTGATGAGGGCCTCAATCGATGAGCCTTGCAGCTCATCATCGGTGATTGTGTCGCCAAGCGATTTGCCTGCAACAAGTTCTGATGTGACTTTGTAACTAGCCATGTGTTCCTTATGGGTATGCGACCCACGGCACCGTGATGGTGTACGCGGGAAGTTCTTGATTGCCCACAGAATAAACCGTGGGCGTTGCGTCTGTTGCTGATGTTGCGTCAATCACCATGTCCATTGTGTCTAGAAGCGCAATGAGCGCGTCCAAGTTGCCCGGTGGGGGCATCAACACATTGACAGGGAAAGAAAGCAACAACTGGTTGGTGGTTGAACGGGTCACTTGTGGCGGGTCAATGATCACGGAAAGCGGGCGAGCGTTGCGGGAGTCTGAGACAACAACAACGCCAGCAGTTTCAAGCGTTGAAACCAGCCGAAGGCGGGCATCGTTTGTACGGCCCATTATGCGACCTGCGCTCGGTTACAACCCCAGAGTCTGAGAATGTCACCCATGGCAACAGGGTTGTTTCCTGATGCCAGAGTTTCATAGGACTGGAATGAGTCACCGCCAGCAGAACCGCGCGAGCGATACAACTGAGCTGCCATCATTGTCGTACCCAATTTCACGTCAGCACTTGGTGCCGTAGCAAGCACATCAGAAAAATATCCTGCAGCGCGCCTTCTACGGAACGCAAGCGCGTTGGCTGCATCTGTGCATACAGTAACGAAAGCGGTGTCATTTGCCGTTGCTGGTGATACGCCCAAGAATGACAGGACCGAACTGTTGTCGGTCCAAGTGCAAACACTGGTGTATGTGATTGTCGCTGTGTTCGGTGCGGTGTCGCGTTGAACGTCACTGCCAGCGTCAAAGTAGATGACTTGATTTTCGCGGAAAACATTCCAGTCAAATTCGAAGTCACCCTCTGGGCCTAGACCTGTGAATTCGTAAGGCTCGGTGGAAACAACTGTGAAGTTGCCATCCATCCCGTCACCCACATTCGCGACTGTTATCGCCTGCCCCATGAGAATCTCATTTGGGAGGAAGGTCTGCAAAACGACAACACCATCAAGGCGTTCGCGAAATGCAATCGATAAAACAGTCACGGCAGTGAATCCACTAGTTCGTCTTTATCAGACGAATGCAGCCTTGATGCTCTTGCTTGGGTCGATGACCTTTGCAGCAAAGTAACCACGGAATGCAATCTGGCGTGAAAGCTGTGAAGGCTGTTCAACGCTGATAGCGCCCTTCTGCTGTTCCCAGCACTCAATGCCTGTTGGGTCCATGATGACCATGTCAGTCGCGCCGAGGTTGCGGTCAACTACGAGACGAAGTCCGAAAGCAACAGCTGAGTCTGAACCGGGTGTCATGGTGCCGTAAGCGTTCATCGGTCCAACCTGTGGGAACAGTGGGCGGTCTGAACCGTCAACGAGTTGTCCAAGGTACTGGAAGATGTTCGGTGACACAGCTAGGGCTGATGGCAAGTTGCCATTTGAGCCAGTGAGAATGTCTGCAGCTGCTTGGTACATCCAGCGAACCCATTCAGCAGGGTCAGTGATTGACGCGTTTGTGAAGTTGTTGCTGTTGGTTGTTCCAGTTACAAGCTCTGAACAAGCGAGAAGGTCCGTACGGTCTGCATAAACGCGAGCCATGTCGTCCAACAAAGCGCCAAGAACTTCTGGCGAAGACCAGTCCATTGAAGCTTCTGACAGTTCAACGTATCCACCTTGAATTGTCTTGACGATTTGCACGTCATCAACAACGAAAGCCGAAGCGGTGATGGTTGTGTTCTGCGTGGCCGTTCCAATGCTGTTGTGTGTTGTTACAACTGGACGGATAAAAATCGCACCAGCTTGAGGCATGGCACGAACGCCTGTTGCATCAATCAGAGGGCGACGGCCCTGAAAGTTGTTATATACGGGAGCCACGATTGGAGTCGGGACAATGCCGGGAATATCGGAAGTAACCACGTCTGGAGCTGCAGCGCGAATGTTGTCATTCATCTGAGCAAAGTCGTGACCACCGCGAACGAATGAAGCGATGTATTCAGCAGCTGACGGAAGCTTGAATTCGCGTTTTGGTCCTGCGTAAATGAGTTGGGTAGGGACAGCAGCCTCAACTGTGTCTGGGGTTTCTTGTGTTGCCACTTCTGGTTCCTCCTCGGAATCTGTTGGGGTGGGGTCTTGGGTTTCAGGTGCTTCAGCTGCAACTGCAACTTTGGCACCTTCAAAGGCTCCGAACGGAAGCAATGAAAGCTCCGTCCAGTTGCCTGCCTTCACGATCATTGTGCTTCCTTCGAAGCTGTAATCGGTGGGTTCTACGCCAACGGAAACTGAATCATAAAACTGACCGGGGCCAGCCTGAAGGAGCGTCTCATTTGCGAGATTGGTGTCATATAGCGATGCCGAAAATAGCATCGCGTCTGGTGTTGAAACACGTTCACTGACCATGCCAAGAGGCTTAGTCATGTCGTGTCCAAGAATGAACTTTGGATTTGGGCCGTCAACTGGAAGTGAACCAGCAAGGAATTTGACGCGCTGGCCTCCTGAAACTACGGCCTCAACATTCCATGGGATTGCAACGCCTTCGACAACGCGCCGTGGCGTACCGTCTGGGCCTGCAGCGTTGATGCTGAACAGTTCGGCTTGGAGTTCTATTTTCAAGAGTTGCTCATTTCTGATGTGTCTGGGCTTGACATTGTTGAACTGTCATCACCCTCTGAGATGTATTCCGAAGTGTCAAGGCGTACTTCGCGCCCGCGCGGTAGTGCATAGGCACTGAGCGTCTCACCCAAACAGTCAATCACAGGCTTAGCTGCAAACTGATATAGGTCCTGACGAGCGGATTGAGCATTGCTGTAGGTCATGCCAGTGACTGGCGCGCCAACAAGGTACTGAGGGATGTTGCAAAGGTTGGCAAGTTCAGTCATCTGATGTGTGCGCGCTTCGACAAGTTGCAACTTTGACGGGTCGCTCGAAAATTCCGTCCACGTCACCGAACTGTTTAAGGCCCCAATCGCATTTCTACGGCGAGCCTGTGACCATGCTGAACACAGTTCACCAAGTTCTTCACTACTCATTGGCTCGGAACCATTCGTCTGTTGAAGATAACCAGCTGTGATTTCGTTAGATGCGAAACGCATAGCTGCAGTGTCAAGACGATTAGAAATTTCAATTGCTCTGGCACCCATAGAAAGCATTCCCTGAACTGGCGACAAGAACTGAATGATGTCATTCGTGATCAAAGGTTGACCTTGGAATGTCAGCTGATTTGACTTGCCGTACCACAACGGACCGGGCATATCGTCAGACTGCACGTCTGCAGCTGGAAGCCATTGGAAGGTCAGCGGAAGCCCAGTGGCTTGACTGCGTGAAGTAATCGCCCAGAATGCTCGCCCATGAAAGAGGATGTCATCAGCAGTCCAAGCAAGGATGAACTGTCGTGTCACATTCGGGTCGGGCCGTGACATCCAACTTTCACCGGGCAAATGTATTTCT